CCCTAGATACGCTAACGTTGAAGGGGTTATTTTATATGACGTTGAGTCATATTTTGATTCACCATACAAAGATAAAGTACATAGTGGTTTAATTTTAAAATACAAGTATTTAAGGAAATGAAAGTAATATTTTTAGATATTGATGGTGTATTGGCGACAACATCTTGCTATGGTAAAGGAACCAATAACAAGTGGGGTTCATATATGTTTGACCAGAAGGCTGTTGTTTATCTGAATTTTATACTTAGTGAAACTGGTGCTGAAATCATTTTATCATCTGATTGGCGACATAATTATACTTTACATGAAATGCGTGAAATATTTTGTCACAATGGTGTGTTGAGAGGACCTATTGGTTTTACACCATCATTAAAGACTTATAAAGGTGATAACCTTGAAGGTGGTCGTGCTGATGAAATCAAAAAATGGTTACAAGATAACGCATGGAAAGATGATATAAAATGGGTTGCCATTGATGATTTGAATATGGATGAATGGTTACACCCTAACTTTGTTCATTGTCCTAATGAAAATGAAGGAATCAAAAGACAAAACATAAAAGATAAAATAATACAAATATTAAATGGATAAATGGGATAAAAAATTCATCAAGTTATGTCAACACATTTCTGGGTGGAGCAAAGATAAGAATAGAAAAGTTGGTGCTGTTATTGTTGATAACGACAACATTGTTTTATCATTGGGTTATAATGGGATACCAAGAGGTTGTGATGATGAAGTTGAATGTCGATATGAACGACCAACCAAGTATTTATTTACAGAACATGCTGAAAGAAACGCAATATATCATGCGGCTAGACACGGAGTATCGTTGAAAGGTTGTAGATTATATGTAACTTTATTTCCATGTGCTGATTGTGCTAGAGCTATTATACAATCTGGGATAACTGAAATCATAGCACCAGAGCCAGACACAACTCATGAAGTTTGGGGAGAACATTTCAAGGCAGCAATAGAAATGATGGAAGAAGCTAACATAAACATAAAATTAATTTAATGGAAACAGTTAAAGTAGGCTTGGCCAATGTGGGTGAAAAAGTAATGCCAGTTGATATTGTCATCAAATGGACACCAACTGATATTGTATATGCTGGTGATACAGTGTTTTTTAAGAATGAAAAGTCTTATTATTCAATGAATTACATGGATTTTAGGAAAATATTTAATTTATAAGATATGAGTATAGTAAGGTCAATAAATATTAATCATTATCAACATATGATTAACAGAGGTTGGGATAAAACATATTGGGCGTTTGACATCCATGGTACAATCCTAAAACCAAATTACGAGTATGGAAACATACCTAAAGAGTTTTACCCATTTGCTAAAGAAACTCTTCAGATGATTAGCAAAATGGAAGATGTTGTAATGATTCTTTACACATGTTCACATCCACACGAGATTGAACAATATATTGAGTATTTTAAAGAAAATGATATTCATTTTGATTATGTCAATGAGAATCCAGAAATACCTACTAACCTAGAAGGTTATGGTAACTACGATAAAAAACCTTATATGAATGTGCTATTTGAAGACAAAGCTGGCTTTGATGGTGATACTGATTGGGATAGTGTTTTATGGTTATTAACTAGTAAAAATGGCGAGAATATCTGACATACAAAAATACAATAAAACTAGAAAAGAATCAGTTAATGAAAAAGTTGATTTTGAAACTTTAAAGTTTCAAAATAAAAAAGGTGACCTAATGGTTGTGAAACCACAAGAGGTTAGAGATGTTTTACATGATTTTATCGATTCTGAATTTAGTTCTTTAAGCAATAATATGAAAACTCAAATAAAAGAAAGATTAGAGTTCAAAATTAAACAAGTTGAAAGAACTTTAATTGAACATTTAGATGATAAAATAAATAAAATTGTAGAATCAATATTAGAAAAAACTATCGATAGAATAGCAGAAGAAGAAATAAATAGAAGGGTTTTAGAAAAAATTAAAAAATGTTTATGAAAAGAAAAAGAAGAATTGGTTTAATTATTTTTGCAGTTGTAATTGCAATATTTTTGTTAAGTAGTTGTGCTGATACATCACATGTTCAACAATGTTTACCAGAAACAGAACACACTTATGGTTTCTGGGGTGGTACATGGCATGGTATGATAACAGTACCATCATTTATTGGTAGTCTTATTTGGGACGATGTTGCTGTATACGCAGTAAATAACAATGGTGGATGGTATGATTTTGGATTTGTAGGTGGATTATTTTTCATGTTAAAATTAGTTGGAATCGGTAATAAAAAAGTTAAAGAAAAATGAAAAAGAAAGTAGTAGTATTTAGTGGTGCTGGATTAGATAGAGAATCTGGTATCTTAACGTTTCGTGACTCTAAAGATGGGTTATGGAACAATTATAAAGTTGATGAAGTTGCGACAAAAGAAGGATGGTCTAAAAACCGTGAGAAAGTCTTGCAATTTTACAACGAAAGACGTAGAGAATTACCTAGTGTTGAACCAAACGATGCTCACAGAGCATTGGTGCGTTTAGAAGAAGGATATAGGGTATTAAATGTGACGCAAAACGTAACTGATTTGTTAGAACGTGCTGGTGCAAGTGATATTATTCATTTGCATGGTGAGTTAACAAAAGCAAGAGGTTGCTACCATAAATCAGAAGGTTTTGACACAAATTACATTGTTAAAGAAATTGGTTATAATGACATTAACATTGGTGATAAATGTGAACATACTGACTCGCAATTAAGACCACATGTTTGTTGGTTTGGTGAATGGCCTTATGATACAGATAGAGCGTATGATGAAGTACCATTTGCAGATATTCTTATCATTGTAGGTACAAGTTTAGAGATATCTTATACGATATCAATGTTAGGTCAATTAAGACATAAAGTTTTAAGTGGTGAATGTGAAGTTTATTATGTTGACCCAAACCCATCAACTCACATGGAAGCTTATGGGATTAAACCTAATTATATTAGAAAAGTTGCTAGTGAAGGGTTAAATGAATTAGTTGATGAATTATTAAATAGAGAAGAAATTGAAAAAAATGTTGCTAATTAATAGTTTATTTAGTATATTTGAATTAATAAAATAAAAAAGATATGGAATATTACACGTTTGAAGGAGTTATCAAAGAGGTTTTTGAAACTCAAGAATTTAAAAACAATTTCAAAAAAAGAGAAATTGTATTAGAAACAGAAGAGGATTACCCTCAATTAATAAAATTTGAGTTTACCGATGAAAACGGTATTAACAAATTGGATGACCATGCTGCTGGTGAAAAAGTTAAGATTGCTTTCTTACTAAAAGGTAGTGAATGGCAAGGTAAATACTTTACTAATTTAAGAGGTGTTGCAATTGCTTTATCAGAAGAGCCAAAATCAACTAAATCTAAAAAAGACAGTAAGAAAGATGTTTTGTCATCAATGACAGTTGTTAACAATAACGAAGAAGATGAATTACCATTCTAATCATGAGTGTAGTTAAATTTGAATTGAAAGAAGAACACGTAAAGTTATTAAAACATTTACGTTGGAGTAAATCAAAAGAACTTATTGTTAATATTTCTGATGATGAAGATTCTGTTCCGTTTGGTTTTGATAGTATCCATGAAGCGATAGACACAATATTAAACGGTAAACCAGAAGGGTTTGACCCATTTGAAACACATGATTTAATTGAATATAGTGATGAACAAAAAGCTGAATGGGATAAGTTATATGATGAGTTGCCAACAGCCTTAGATGTCATATTACATAATCAATCATTTGATTTGGGGCATTATAAGACCAAGTATCATGACAGAAACTGGAAAAAGATGAATTAATTTTCATCTTTTTTTGTTTATATGAAATATTATTCATACATTTGTAGAAACTAAAAAAGATATGACTATGAAAAACGTAAAAAGCTACTGTATCATAAAGAAAGTGGTACAATCAAATGGTAAAACATTAAACGTGTTAATGTTAGATATTAACACTGAAGTATTGGAATTCGATAATTTACAAGATGCTGAAAAATTTGCTGCATTGATGACACAAAACTCTGACTCTGGTTGGGAGTACATCGTTAAAGAAATATAATATGAGACAATCTTTATTATTTGTCCTAGATGGACGACAAGATTTAGCTGATGATATTATTGAATCAGTTAATTTAATGAGTAACGAAGCTGAAATTAGTTTAGGTTACTTAAACAAGCAAAAGTTTTCTGATGGTGAGTTATGTGTTGATTTTACTGATTCGGTTAGAGGTAAAAATGTTTATTTATTATCTAGTCCTATAACATCAGATGATATTATGAACCTATTGTTAGCAATTGATGCTGCTAAACGTGCTGGTGCTAAAGAAATTATCCCTATTTTACCATACTTTCCGTATGCTAGACAAGATAAGAAAGACCAATCACGTGGACCTATTGGTGCTAAAGTAATGGCTGAAATGATTGAGCAGCGTGGTTCAACCTCTGTAATCACTTATGATTTACATGCTGACCAAATCCAAGGGTTTTTCAACATACCAGTAACACACATTGAAGGTAAGCATGTATTTGATACTTACATATTTCAAAAGGTTAAAGAAAATGAGGGCGAGGTTGTTTTATGTGGACCAGATGCTGGTTCTGGTAAACGTGTAAAACGTATGCGTGACCAAGTAAACAAACGTTATGGGGTTAACTTGAATATTGTCATGATTGACAAAACTAGAAAACAAGCCAACGTTATTGATGAAATGATTATTATTGGTGATGTTAAAGGTAAACATGTTATCATATTGGATGATATGGTTGATACAGCTGGTACGTTGTGTAAAGCTGCCGAGGTACTTATTGAAAATGGTGCTAAAACAGTAAATGCTGGTATTAGTCATGGTGTTTTATCTGGACCAGCACATGAAAGAATATCCAATTCACTATTAAAAGAATTGGTAATAAGTGACTCATTGGAGTCAAAAGATAACGATAAAATATTAATAGCTAGTGTTACTGAGCAAATAGGTTTAGCTATTTCAGCATCTATTAATAATTTAAGTTATGAAGTTTTAAAATCTAAATTAATAAACATATGAAAGAGTTTTTTGAAAAAACATCACCAATACAAATAGCATTGGTGGCTGGTATTGTAACCCTAGCAGCGTTAGGCGTAAACGGTTGGGGTTGGTTAGTTTTCGCATTAATTTTAACATTATAATATAAAAAACATGAGTCATTTTGCAGTTTTAGTCATCGGTGATGACATTGAAGAACAATTAGCTAAATACGATGAGAATTTAGAAATGCCAAGGTATGTTAAATATACCAAAGAAGAATTAATTGCTAACGAAAGACAATCAATTGAAGAATACAAAAATGGTACGTATGCTGAATATTTGGCTGACCCAATAGGGTACGCTATAGCTTGTAATGATAACGAAAATCATTTAAAGTATGTATCAGAAACATTCCCTAAGAAGTTA